TCTGGATCATATCCTTGTACGTTTGTGTCTTCTATTGTTTCATAGAATTTTTGTGGATGTTCAACATTACCGTCACTACCACCTGTAAATGAACCAGATCCTACTAATGGCAAATATGTTGTTAAAGTTGCATCTCTAATATCACCATTTGAGTCTAAATAATTATATGTATTCATTGCAACTGATACTCTTACATATTTAGATCTATTTGCAAATGATCCAGATAATTGGAGGAATGGATCTGCTGTACCACTATCTCTCAATGTCTGTACTTGATCACCAATTCTTCTTGCAATATAATCAGTTGAATTAGGATCTAATGATAAATTATTATATTGTTCTAATATTGTTTTTCTTTTACTAGTATCATCACCTCTTCTTATAATTAAGTTAAAAGTACCTTTTGCATCATTCTTTGAAGTTACTTCCCATCTTACATTATTATCAGTACCATTAGATAATACATTATTAGTACCTTCTGTACCACCACCACTATTCATGCCGGCTCCATCTGCTAATGTCGTTAATGTAAATACTGTTTCTGCAGTAGTAGTATTAGTACCACCAGCCATTATAAATCCGGTATTACCACTTGTAGCTCCAAAACTATCTCTATCTGCTGCTGATGCAGTTGCAAATGTTACACCATTTGGTGATGTTCCTGCTGCTGACCCAGATAAAATTATTTTACCACCATCATTTGTAGCTGTAATTCCTGTTAATACACTATTAGAAGATATTTCAGTTGCTAAATTGCCGGCCATTGCTGTTGCACTTGCTCCGTGCGCAAAGAAGTTTATTAATCCATTACTTGCATCTGTATTAGGCGATGCTTGTGCAATAAAGTCTACTGTATTTCCTCCTTGTACAATTCTAAATGTTTCTCCTTCTAATACTGCAGCTGTTTGAATTGTTAATGATCCTGATGAAAATGTAGATCCTACAGTTACATTATTTTGTACTGTTGCTGATGCTGGTGTATATGCTCCAGCTAATATTCTAACTACTGTTAATGTATCTGCATACTTTAAGTATTCCTGTGCAGCATAGTTAGTTAAGTATTTGTATGATTGTTCTGATGCGCCTGACCCAGAAGTAAATTTACCTCCAAATGTTTGTACGTATTCAGAATAACTTGATACTATTGTTGGAATTCCTGCCGGACCTTTTTGTGTTGGTCCAATGACAGCAGCTCCGATTGCTTGAACGCCGGCTGGTAAAAACGATTGATCTACTTCGTTTGTAAATACCCCGGGTGATACAATTTTTTCGGCCATTTTGATGCTCCTCTTTTATTAATCAATTTCTTATAAATATCAGAACTTTAAGCCAAACAATCTATTTTGCAGGAATAAACTCTCCGCTTGTTAGATCAACTTGACCAGCCCCATATTTTTCATTTAATTGTTGAACTAACTCTCTTTCTTTGTTTTGTAATTCAACATAATCTTTTTGTAGTTTATCTTTAGCATTCTCTAGAGATTGTATTCTCTGGCTTGCTAATAATAATTCTAATTCAATTTGACCAAATTCATTGATCTTTTGAGCATTTCCATCTCTTAGTTCATTGATTTGATCTAATTCTTCTGTCGTAAATTTAATTGCTTTCGCCATAACTTTTTCCTTTTTTATTATTATATACTTATATAAATATGCTATTGTTATTAATAACCGCCCGGTGGTTCTTCTAAAGATTCGTCTCCAAATACTATTTTTTTAGTTGAATATCGTTTTTCAAAATTGGACTTTTGTAGTTCAAATGGCATTAATAATGCTGCCTTTGTTGTCAATGGTATTGTTGCTCTAACAACTCTATCTTCTCCGGCGGCATTTGTGGTATCAAATGTTACATCTGACATGTATGTTGGAAACTTAAATGTTGTTCCATATGCAAATCCGTTTGTAGGCATTATCTGTTCTACCAATGCATTCATTTGTTCCGTATATTCTGTCCATAATAACAATTCATATGATACATCTACAAATTCCGGAACTGGTGCTAGATAAAACTCTTTTTTACGTTGTTGTCCATATTGAGTTGAAAATCTATCATATCTATTTTCTAATGTATGTTTATTTTGATGTACAAAATCATTACCAGCTGGATTATTATTAACTCCTAAAGATTTTAAAGTGTCTCGCTCTATAATAGAACCTCTTCGTATACTTACAACTGGAGTCATTATCTTACCTTTACGGTCTCTCATATATCCTTTTGCTTGTACCTGTGCCCACTTTTCTCCGTTTGCATACATTACTGGAACATCTATAATTTGGCCGTTCTCTTTAACTTGTAATTTAAGGACATCTCTTATGTAAGATATAATTGCAAAATCAACATCTTCTATAGTACATTTAGGAGTCTTTATAATATCATTATCACGTCTAATTTCATTTGCTCTGTTAGGAACTGGATTTCTAGAAAATGAACTTTGTGTTTGTTTTAGTTGTTTCTTTGCCATTATAAGTTCCTCGGTATATCATTTGGTTTATTAATTCCAGATCTAACCTCTTGTAGATTTAATCTATTTCTTCTTGTTACGTGGGCAGAAACTTTAACAGCAATACTAAGACCATGTTCATTTATATCTCCTTTAGTAACTCCAATATCCGTTGATGGATTTCTACCTGTCCAATATTGTGAAGCACCTACTCCATCTACTTCATAATATTCGTTATCATATTCTAAAATATCTCCTTCTTCGATAATAATATTCTTATCTTTAAGATCATCTCTTAAAAAATTAAATTCTCCAGTTCTTGTCGAATCATATCCATTATCATCTCCTATATAAGATTTTTCTTCTTTAAGAGCCAGGCAATTTATTCTCATAGGATTATAATATACTTTGGTATCTGATTCATCGTACATATTTGCTTTAGTGGCCTCTAAACTAAGTTTGTAGAATGCAATCTCTACATCGATAAAATCGTTGATGAGTTCTCTGTTAATCGATCTGATTAAACTTGCATCTCTAGATGATCCAAATATTGCCATTGGTTACCCTATATAAATTTTAAGTGGTATCTTATTCATTTGTTGTTGCATTGCATCTGACTCAGCTTGTTTTCTTTCTAATTGTGCTTGTCTAGACATTGTATCAAGAATTTCTTTTAGTTCTGTTATAAGACCTTCTTTCTCGGTTTGTCCGGCTGATAATAGGTCCGAACCATTTAATGTCACATCTGCATTTGGAATAGGTATTGAAGAATATTTACTTCTTACATATCCTAACATTTCTTTTGCCAATGCTAATGCATATCTTCTAATCCATTGTTTACCAACCGCATTTATATTTCTATATGTTACATCTTGGTATGGTACATTTGAAAAATCAGAAACTGATCCATATCCTGGTTTCAATGGATTTGATCGATCTGCCTTTAATATGTACTGGAAATATACTTTTGTAAAATTACTTCCATTTGGTATAGGAAAGAATTTAATTCTATCATTTAATAGTTGGAATGAATATGCCGACTTTCTTATCTGGTCGTTGAACTCTATTGCTTGCATTCTCAATAAGTCTGCGTGCATTGGCATCATCATAAATGATACGCCGGGAGAATATTGCCCCCAACCAAAACCTTCTAACATATTTTGAGAACCTAATCCTGTTCCTACAAATGGATCAAAATACTTTACAATTGCCGGAGGCGCTTCATGAAATATTCTTTTTATTTCAATTGAATCAATTCCAGCTGTACCAGATTCTAATGACACAATACTAGAATCTGTTAAGTCATATAATTGTTGATTAGATGACATTGCAATAGAGCCGGTATAATATGTTACATTACCACCCGATCCAGCTTCTACCCCATATTCATCTGCTAATTCAATTATACCGCCCATATTGGCAGATACCCTGTTTCCGGATAAATTACCACTACCGGTAGATGAACCATATAGATTCAACATATTATCTCGTATATTATATGTATTTACTTGAGCTCCATATTCAGATATTGCTTCTTCGAAACAAGCATAAAATTGTATAGGCTGCAATTCAATATCTGTAATAGGATATCCTAATCTTTTTGCACACCAATCAGATACTTTGTCTACATCATGTTGAAATGTAGAATCATTATCATATAATCCAAATGGAGTATCTCCTGGATAAAATGATGATGAACCTGCCCATATTGGAATATTTGTTGCCATGTGTTACTCCTTTTATATAAATATCGTGCTTTGGAGTAAATATAGATTCTAGATTATATTTTTGTTTTAAAATAGAAACCGTTAATCTACTGTATTTATTTTTCCTATATTTGCAGTTGCAATTGTATTTACTTTACTTATACTAGCTGCTGCCACTCCTATCACTTTATGTCCATATCCTGCAGCTGCAGCAGTATAATCTATAACAGGATCGGTTGATGTACCGGTTTGATTTGCAAATGTTACTCCAACCTTGGTATTGGCATCTCCTGGTGGATCATCATTATAATCATATGCATGATTGATAAGAGCAATTATTAGTACATCATTGGCTTGCATGTCTGATCGAGCAGTAGCATACAATGTTATACTAGTATAGGTACTAGT